CGAAAAAGGAAAAGGACATGAGCGGAACACTCACAGACGAGCAAGTTGAGTCCTTCGCCATCAGGGTAGCCCTTGGCAACAACGGCGGGACATGGGCCGACCACTACCACGAGGAGCACAAGAACCATTGGCGCCAGTTTGTCCGGGATCTGGCGCAAGACGTGTCGGAGGCCATATGTTTGAAGCCCTAATAGGTGGCCTAGCAGCAGGTATTCTCATCCTCCTAGTCCAAGACTATCGGGAGTGGAGACGGGAGAAGAACGAGAGGCGTAAGTGATGCGTCAACTTGCCGCAGTTAAAGGGATTGACGCAACCTAAATATTTGAAGTATCAAGGATACGCTACGCGAAAGCGTCAGCCATGTGCGCTCGACCCTCCACGGGGCCGGGCGTTTTTGCTTTTCTGGGTCTCTCGCCAGCCAATACGACACAGCCCCACGCTCAACATGCAGCATCCCCCGGGCTCAGTGGTCAACAGCGGCAGCGGTCATGCTGGAAAAAGCCACAGACGGGAGGATGCGCCATGGCAGACATGAGCGATCGCAGGAAGCACGAGGCCAAGATCCAGAAGGGCGTTGGCCGCACTCAGCAGGGCGTTGGTGGCGTGGCAGTTGGTGGTTCGCTCCTTGGTGGCGGCCCTGCCATGGGACTGCTTGGGGCGGGCATGATTGCCGCCGGTCAGCAGAACGTCAATCAGGCTTCTCGCAAGAATGCACGAGCCACTGCGCTCGACAGCCTGGACTCCAAGAAAGCCGGTGATTTTGCTTCGATCCGTGGCAGCATCAAGAAGCGCTAACCAATTGTTTCACGGACTAAGGCGCCTGAAAAACCTAGAGGTTTTGCCCATGCGGCTCGGAGACGTGATGTGGAAGCAGGTTATCGAGCTTCGCTCCCGCAATCACGCCTCCCCCAGGGACGACGAACGCCTAGAAGCCCTATTCCGCTGGGTCCTGCCCTACTACTACGGCTGGAACACCAGGCACACCCACAGCCCTGATCTGTCATTCCGGCCTGCCAACAAGCAGGGCAGATCTAGGCCAAGCGCGCTCGCCCCCTCCCCAATGTCTCCAGCCACAGAGCAGCGCTTTAACTGACAGGGCCGCCTTAGCCGGGTGGGCGTCCTGTCATTTTCAATTGAGGGCGGTCATGGACGACAAGCCAAAGGACGTGCCGGAAGCGCCGGCCGAACGGACAATCGTTCATCCCGCCCCCGGCTATCAGATGTCGTCTACGTTCTGGCCTGAGTGGGCACGTCCTGGCATTCGCGGCGCGCGTAAGGGCAACACTCGTAAGAACACCTAGCAAGCTAGAGGCAACAAGAGGCGCACGGTTGATCGTGCAACTGTCATGGCGAAAGATGCAGATAAAACAGCACTGATTGTGCAGAAGAAAACCGTTGGAACACCTTTCAAGTCGGGCGAGGCTTGGAACGGTAATCGGACAGGGCGTCCCAAGGGCTCCCGCAGCAAGCTGTCTGAAAGCTTTATTCAAGCACTCAGTGAGGACTTCGAAAAGAACGGGGTCCAGGTCATTGAGACCGTGCGAACGGATAAGCCTGCCGATTACCTCAAGATCATCGCCGCGATCGTCCCCAAGGAATTCAACATCAGGGACATGACGCTGGAAGACATGAGCGATGAAGAACTTCTCGACAACCTCGACACAGTTCGATCCCTCGCTGCTACACTCATTGGAGGCCAGACTGGCAGCCGAGTGGCAAAAGCGCGAGGAAAAAAAGAGCCACCGTCGACTCATTAACTTCGTCCGGTACTTCTGGGATGTCCTGGAGCCTGTCGAACCGTTCGTTGATGGGTGGGTGCTGCGCGGGCTTTGCGAACACCTTGAGGCAGTGACGCTAGGGGAAATCAAACGGTTCCTGGCCAACGTCCCTCCAGGGTTCATGAAGTCGCTGCTGACGGACGTGTTCTGGCCTGCCTGGGAATGGTCTGCGATGGACCTTCCCCACATGCGCTATGTGGCGTTCTCCTACGCAGCCCATCTAACCGAGCGCGACAACAACAAGTTCCTGACCCTGCTGCAGTCCAAGAAGTTCCAGGACATGTACGGGGATGGGTTCGGGCTTGTCGAGCAGGGCAAGGTCAAGGTTTCCAACGACAAGACGGGGTCCAAGTTTGCCTCGTCGGTCGAAGGCGTTGGAACGGGTGAACGCGGCAACCGGGTAATCCTGGACGACGCGCACAACATTCGAGAGGCAGAAAGCCAGGCCATCCGGACCAGCACGGTTCAGTGGGTCAGAGAGGCGATGTCGAACCGCCTCAACAACATGGCGCGGGATGCCATCGTTGCTATCATGCAGCGCTCTCATGAAGATGACGCCTCGAACGCCCTGATTGATCTTGGGTACGTTCACTACAACGTCCCGATGGAATACGACTCATCCAGGCACTGCACGACAGTCATTGGGTGGTCGGACCCACGGGAGCAGGACGGCGAGCTCGCATGGCCTGAGCGGTTTCCCCGGGACGTCACAGACAACATCCGCCGGACGATTGGCCCCTATGCTTATGCTGGCCAGTACCAGCAGGCCCCGGAAGTTCGCGGCGGCTCCATCATCAAGCGCGACTGGTGGCAGCACTACGAGACAGAAGACGGGTCAGTCCCGCAGATGGCGTATGTCGTCGGGTCTCTGGATCCAGCATACACGTCCAAGGAAGAGAACGACCCGTCCGGCTTTGTCCTGCTTGGTGTCTGGTACGACGAGTTTGAAATCCCTCGGGTGATGGTGCTGAACTCTTGGCGCAAGCGCTTAGAGCTTCACGGCCCGCACATAGATCGTTTACCCAACGAAACAGAGACGGCCTACGTCAAGCGGACCCAAAAGGACTGGGGCTTGATCGAGTGGGTTGCGCATAGCTGCAAGCGGTTTAAAGCCGACAAACTTCTGGTCGAGGCCAAGGCATCAGGACATTCAGTTGCCCAGGAAATCCGCCGGCTGCACTCGACGCAGGGCTGGTCAACACAGCTCGTCGACCCAAGAGGCAGAGACAAGGTTGCTCGCGTCTATGCGGTGCAGCACTTGTTTGCGGAAGGGATGATCCATCTGCCTGCCTACTCTGACGGATCACTCAGGGAATGGGGCCAGCAGTTGGTCGACGAATGCGCGGCGTTCCCGAAGGGCGCAACAGACGACATGGTCGACGCGCTAAGCCAAGGGCTTCAGCACTTGAGAGATCTAGGCTTGCTGGTACGCCGTGAGGAACGGGCAGCGGCCATCGAGGAAATGAGAAGGCACAGGCCGTCTAGCGGGCCGTTATACCCAAGTTGATTGTGCTGGCTTTCAGCGCGCGGTTTTCGAGGCCTCACGCTGTCCATCTGGATTTAACAGCCGGCCAGCACGGCGGACCCGTGATCAAATCGGGCACCAGAAATCTGAAGGCAAACACTACCACAAAGAGGCACCCAATGGAACCATCTGTTATCTCGCTTCCAGGTGAGAACGCATTTGTGGCCGCGAACCCAAAGCTTCCCCACGAGTGCATCACCACAGACGCTGTTGGTGTGTTCTTCCAAACATTCGACGAGCTACGGGATTGGCTTGCCACGCTACCTGATCAGAAAGTCGACAAAGGCGCGACGGGGACGTGTGAGATTATTGTTAGGCACATGTTCGTCGACACACCAGAAAACCGGGCATTCGGAGAGATGGTTGTCGCGAGCGAGATGGCGGCCAAGATTGCGAATGAATTAAACAAATCGGCGTCCGGAGAGATCGTGTGGCGGTTCCCTTTGGAGGTTGAGGTTAGGTCAATTCACGTCGTTGAAGAATGGCGTTCGGACGGCCCTTTCTATGAATGCAGAACAGGGCGCCTCTGCACGCTGAAGACTGGCAACTTTGCGAAGATGACAGCTTACTGCCGTGTGGCGCGGCTTGAGGCACGACCAACTTAAAGAGGCACCCATGACCACCACCGAAATCCACGCAACCCCTATGGATCTACTCCACATCATCGAGGGCAAGGCCCGCAACGTATCGATGCTGGCAGCTAATCCTCCCCAGAACATGACGCCGGAAGATTTGCTTCGCTCGATCGCAAGCCTGTACGACACGGCAGACCGGCTTAAAGCCCTGTGGGACGACATCCACAAGGCCAAGGGCGCTCCGTCTGGCTCTGAGGCGAACTAAACTCCATCCTGAAGAACTGAGGCGACCCCCATGCCCCGCAAACCGACTGTTGTGCCCCCTAGCGCTCCCAAGCGCCGGGGTCGGAAGCCTGCGTCCATCGCAGCGCCTATGCCCGAGCCGGCAGGGCTTGGCGGCCTGAGCCTTGAAGCCGTCGAGAACGGTACAGAGATCGAGATGGATGACGGGTCTGTCGTCATTGAGATCAACACCGGACCCGTCAAGCCGAACGTGGACACGTCACAGCACCAGACCAATCTAGCCGAAGCGCTGGATGATGCTGTCTTGGGACGTGTCGCGGAAGACCTACTGGACGGCATCGAGGCGGATGATGCGTCCCGCTCGGACTGGATTGCCATGCGGGCCAAGGGCATTGATCTGCTTGGCGTAAAGCTGGAAGACCCGCGCTCGGGTTCTACATCGGCTCCCGTTGATGGTCAGTCCGTGGTTCGTGATCCGATCCTGCTTGAGGCTTCGTTGCGCTTCCAGGCCAATGCCCAGGGCGAAATGCTCCCCGCATCCGGCCCTGTCAAGACCATCAGCTATGGCGGCTCGGCCGAGATCGACAGCCTTGCCGATGCGCTCGAGCGTGACCTCAACTATTACCTCACCTCGGTCGCGACGGAATATTATCCCGACACGCGCCGCATGTTCTTCTGGACTGGGTTCTCGGGCATGGCCTTCAAGAAGGTCTATCGCTGCCCGTTGCGCCGCCGTCCTGTTTCAGAAAGCGTGGACGCCTCGGACCTGATCGTCTCGGACACCATCACCGATCTGCGCAATGCGTCCCGTATCACACATCAGATAACCATGCGTCAGTCCGTGATGAAGCGGATGATGATCGCAGGGGCTTACCGCGATATCGACCTAACACCACCCACGCCGACGTCGAACGCGGTCAAGGACAAGGTCGCGGCTATCCAAGGCGTTGCCCCGCATAGCGAGCGGCCGCAGGACCAGCCCTATACGGTTCTGGAATGCTATTGCGAACTTGACCTTGAGGGCTTCGAGCACAAGGACAAGAAGACCGGCGAAGAAACCGGACTGCCGCTGCCGTACATCGTCACCATCGACCGTGACAGCCGCAAGGTTCTCCAGATCCGCCGCAACTGGAAGGACGGGGATGAGGATTACATCGCCAAGATTCCGTTCGTGGCTTATGGCTATGCGCCCTCGTTTGGGTTCTACAACCTTGGCCTGCTGCATATCCTTGGCAACATCACAAACGCATTGACGGCGCTGACCCGTGAGGCGATCGATGCCGGCATGTTCGCCAACTTCCCCGGGTTCTTGTACGCCAAGTCATCCGCGCGGCAGATGTCGAACGAGTTCCGCATTCCTCCCGGTGGTGGAATGGGCATCGAGACCAACGGAATGCCGATCGGCCAGACCGTTATGCCTCTGCCTTACAAAGCCGTTGACCCTGCACATGTCGCCCTCATTGCCCAGATCAGGGACATGGGCCAGCGCTTGGGCGGCACGGCAGACACGCCGGTTGGTGAGGGCAAGCAGGACGCTCCAGTTGGCACCACGCTTGCCATGATCGAGCAGGCCACCAAGATCGAGGGCGCGGTACACAAGGCGCTCCACGCTGCACAGGCAGAAGAGTTCCGGCTGCTGTGCGATCTGTTCCGCGAGGATCCCGAAGCCTTGTGGCGCGGTAACCGCCGTCCGGCTCTTGGCCAGGGTGAGGAGCGCATTGCCCGGTTCAAGGCTGCCCTTGAAAGCGCTGAGATCGTGCCGGCCGCTGACCCGAACGTCCCAAGCCACATGCATCGCGTCATGAAAGCGACGGCCATCAAGCAGCTCGCGATGGCCAATCCTCAAATGTACAACCAAGTTGCCGTCGACAGCCGCATTCTGGCGATGCTCAACGTGGACCGTCCCGAACAACTGTTCATGCAGCCCCAGCCTGAAGCGCCTGCGCAGCCTGACCCGAACAAGGTCGTTGAGTTGCAGGTTAAGGCGGACATCGCTGAAAAGGACCGCAAGGCTAAGATTGTCCTGGCGGAAATGGATGCCGAACAGCGCCAGAAAGACCGTGAGGTCAAACAGAATGTCGAAGTCCTGAAAGTCGCTGCAGCCGTGGTTGCAAACCCGGAAGGCGATCGAGCAGGCGACGAACAGTTGGAGCAGATGGGTAGTATGCTGAGCCCGATCAGGCGGTCGCCTCCCGCAAGCCCGGAGTTCCTGCGCCCATCTGCTCCTCCCCCAATGATGCCACGTCCTGCCCCAATGCGTCCACCACAGCCCATGCCGGGATTAGGTGCGTTGATGGGTATGCGAGGACGCCCGAACCAAGGTATGCCTTTTAGTTCGGGCATGAGGTGATGATTTAGGTCAAGCGTTTTGCCAACCTGGACGATGGAGATGTCCGCATGAAGCACTTCAAATCGGCCAGCAAGGCCAACGCTGTTAAGCGGCTTGCTGGTGTTCGCAAAGCCTACGCCAACGGTGGGGCAGTCTCGCCTTTGTCCGGCGGTATGGATGAGGATGACGATCCGTACGATTCGGACGATATGAACCCGTCCGACACGTTCGTTGATGGCGTCCCGACCCGTCAGCGTCTTGATCGTCCAGCAGCAAAGAAGTCCGGACGGACGAATATCGTGATCAACGTATCACCGTCCAAGCCGGACGCTCCGGTCATGCCGCCCATCCCTCCGGTTGTTCCCCCGAACGTTCCCCCGATGGCCGGACCTCCTCCTGCCCCCCCGATGATCGACCCGTCCATGATGCAGCGTAAGAACGGCGGACGTGTCGGTGTGTCTGGCGTGAAGGATGGTGCTGGTGGTGGTCTTGGTCGTCTGGAAAAGGCAAAGGCTTACGGGCTGAAGCCTGCGAAGGGGAAGTGATTGGCCGTTGAAACCATCGATATCCGATCCCTGCGAGTCCTAGCGCAGATGATCAATGCAGAACATGAGCGCCGTGCCATTCAGATCGTGAGTGGCGCGGCGTCTTCTTTAGAAGCGTATCGAGGCGAGTGCGGGTTTCTCCGAGGACTGGAGGCAGTCCTTGAGATGATTAAAGACGTAGAGGCAGAGGTTTACGGAAAGATCAAAGAGGCAAAGACATGACGCAGATGACAACACTGAAAATGGCGCACTCACAAGATCCCGCCGACGTTATCCGGTCGGAAGTAGGGGACTTAGAAGGCGTCGGCGTCTACCACAACCTCATTCTCGTCGGTGTCTACACCAGGCCAGAAAAAACAGCGGGCGGCATCATCCTGTCTGAGCGTACCAAAAAAGAAGACATCCACCAGGGCGTCGTTGGCCTCGTGCTCAAGGTCGGCCCGATGGCGTTCAAGGATGACGGTGTTAACAAATTCCACGGGCAGAAAATTGAGCCTGGGATGTGGTGTGTCTTTCGCACGAGTGACACGCACAAAGTGGCAGTGAATGGGGTTGTGTGCCGCCTACTCGAAGATGCGCATGTTAAGATGGTCGTAGATCATCCAGACCGCATTTTCTGAGGAAATCATGTCGCTTGTTGCTCAAGGCGAACTTCAAGAACTCCTCTCATACGATCCAGACACAGGATCGTTCCGCTGGCGCAAAGATGTAAGCGCCAAGGCGAAAGCTTCCTGCATCGCTGGGAGCGTCGGAGGTGGAGGCCGTCTGTACATCGGAATTAGGCAAACACGCTACCACGCGCACAGGTTGGCTTGGCTTTACGTCTACGGTGAGTGGCCGAGCGGCGGCGTTGAGCACATAAACGGCGACAGACTTGATAATCGCATCCGAAACCTCCGCGTATCCAGCAAAAGCGCCAGGGACCTGACAGCACAGCGCCTGAAGGATCTTTTGCGGTATTGCCCAGACACTGGAGAATTTACAGCGGCAAAGGCTCGGCGCGGTCTGCGCAAAGTAGGGTCTGCGGGCTGGGTTAACGCACAGGGGTACAGATGCGTGTCTCTAGATGGGAGCACGTATTTGGCACATCGTCTGGCGTGGCTTTTTGTCAATGGTGAATGGCCACTTGATCAGATTGACCACATAAATGGCGTCCGCTCTGACAACCGTATTTCAAACCTACGGGCAAGTTCTCAGCACCAGAACATGCAAAACACGTCTGCAAGGTCGGATAGTTCGACGGGGCTTAAGGGCGTGTTCCCCGTGCGATCCGGCAAGTGGGCTGCGCAAATACAAGCTAACAAGAAAGTCCATCACCTAGGTACCTTCGCGTCTAAGGAGGAGGCATTTGCGGCTTACCAGAGTGCAGCGAGCGATCTGCACGGTGAGTTTGCTAAGTTTTGAGAGGCAATTGTGAGCCATGAGCGATGAACTGGAAATCATTGACGACGATCTTGTCCTTGAGCCTGAAGGCGAGCGCAAAGCCGCCCCAGCCAAGCGCCAAGACGAAATCTCTCCCGACGCCGTCGAAAGCCTGAAGGCGCAGCTTGCGTCTTTGCAGGCTGAACGGGACGCGGAACGCCGGGAGCGGGACACAGAGCGCCAGCGCCGCGAGGCAGCAGAAGCCGACGCCCGCAAGCTGTCCGAAGCCGCAACCAAGGCAAACCGGACGGCGGAATACACCCACTATCAGCTTGTCGAAAGCCACATCAGCGCGGCCAAGGCACGGGCCGATGATCTCAAACGCCAGATCAGGGCCGCCCATGAGACGGGCGACTATGACCGTGCCACCGATCTGCAGATGGAAGCAGCCAAGGTCGCAACCCGTCTGCTCCAGTACGAAGACACCAAGGCGGATATTGAACTTGATGCCAAGCGCAAGCAGCGCGAGGAACAGGTCAAGGCCGCAGAGCTCGTCAAGCAGCAGCCCCAGTCAACGGGTGACGCGTTCGAGGACCGTATCTCTGGCCTGTCTGAGACATCAAAGGCATGGCTGCGCCAGCACAAGGAATGCGTGACCGACGACGTGCGCAATGCCGAAGTCGTTGCAGCGGACGCCCGGGCCAAGCGCGAAGGCCTGAGGCCGGATACGCCGGAATACTTTGCATTCATCGAGGAGAAGTTGGGCTATCGCCAAGCCCAGCAGCAACAGCAGCAGGCCGCCGATGACGACGGCGAAGAGATCGAGGAAGGTGTGATCGTGTCTGATCCTAAGCCCGTCCGCCCCGCAGTGACGGCGGCCCCGGTATCGCGTGGAAGCCAAGGCGTGAACGGCAAGGCAACGACTATCCGCCTGACCCGTGCAGAAGCCGAAATGGCAGAAGCGCTCGGGATGACGCCCAAGGAATACTACATCAACAAGTCGAAGGCAGACCAGGAAGGTCGCTATCGCAACAACTAAACGAGGCACACCATGAACGCACCTACTCGCACACGCCAGACATCCGTCCGCGAGGCGGAACCGGAAGCATCTCCTACCAACCCTCCGATCCGCCGTCGCGTCCGTCAGCTTAATTCTGACCGCTACTATGTGGATCCTGCCATCGTCCCTGAAGGCTGGGTCTACCAGTGGAAGCGGTTTTCATGTCTTGGACAGGAAGAGCCCGGCTATATGGCTGAGCTTGGCCAGTTGGGCTTTACCCCTGTTCCCGCAGAGCGCCATGACGGCAAGTTCATTCCGGCCGGATCAAAAGGCGCCATCATCATTGGCGGACAGATCCTGATGGAGCGTTCGATCCTCGATGAGGAAGACGCCCGCATGGAAGACAAGCAGCGCGCGGATGCACAGGTACGTGGCTCACGCGAGCAGTTCGGCATGGCTCCCAAGGCCTCTGGCTTTGAAGTCAACGACCCGGCCAAGCGCTACGGCCAGCGCATGAGCGTACGTCATGAACGCGTCGATGCACTAAGCCTAAGTACCTCCCATCGGTCGACGACTGATGGAACAGAATGGCAAGCATTGCGGGACGTGTTTCTTCTGGTCCCGCGTTGCTCACATGCTTGATCTTGAGTTAGGGCGCTGCTCTCTCTTTGAACGCGAGATGAGGGAGCAGCAGTTCTGTGGAATGTGGGAAGGGCGCTTGTCGAACGCCGTCGATGAGCCGCCTAATTCACAGCAAGACTTGACGAAATAATTCGGATCAGTCTTTCTTAGCGTCACGTATTGATTAGCGCCACGGGCCGTGGCGGCCTCGCAGGGATCGGAGATCTCAAAGCGGGGATGAGCGGATCGGGTTTCCCGGTCTTCAACCCACGGCCACGACCATCGCGATTTGCTTCGCAGTGGCCTATTCAAAACGGACACCAACCAATGGCAAACACCAACGCGCCTTTCGGTGCGCTGCCCTTCCAGGGGGCAGACGGCGCCGCGCCAACTTATGGCATGACCACGCGCCTGATCGCCTACAACGACACCACCAAGATCTTTCGCGGCGATCTCGTTAAAGCCCTGAGCACCGGATATATTGCGCAGTGGACGGCCGCCACGGGCGTCTCGCAGGCTGCCGGCGTGTTCTGGGGCTGCAAGTACTACTCGACCAGCCAGAAGATGACGGTCTTCTCCAACTACTGGCCCGGGGCTGACGTCGCAACCAACGCTGTTGTGACGGCCTATCTCATTCCGATCAACACCGCTGTCCCGCCCAAGTTCGTCATTCAGTCGGACTCGACCGGCGTTGCTTTCGCTGCTGTCGGCCAGAACGTCGATGTAGCCATGGGCACGGGCAGCACGCTGACCGGGATGTCCGCCATGTATCTCGATACGGGCACGCTGGGCACCACGGCAACGCTGCCGTTCCGCATCCTTGGCCTCTACTCGGACGTAGGCGTTGGCAACGGATCGGAATCCGGCGCTTACAACCGCGTTCTCGTCCAGGCCAACATCATGCAGGAAACCGGCATCTAAGCCGCGCAGCTTTAGGAGCATAATACCATGCCAGTCGCACTTACTAGCATCCGCGACTTGCTGCGCCCCGGCCTTTATGCCGTGGACGGCAAGTACGACATGATCCCGCAGCAGTGGAACCAGGTCTTTACGACCCGCAAGTCCACGATGGCGGTTGAACGCAAAGTCCAGAACCGCTTCCTGGGTCTCGCTCAGTTGAAAAACGAAGGCGGCCAGACCGCATTTGACAACAACGCGGGCGAACGTCTGGTCTACAACGCTGAAAGCTTTGAGGTTGGACTCGGCTACGCGATAACGCGGAAGGCCATCGATGACAACCTCTACAAGTCAGAGTTCAACCCGACGAACCTGCAGATGCTGGATAGTTTCAACCAGTTCAAGGAAATCCAGGCTGCCAACATCTTCAACAACGGCACGACCTACGACACCAACATCGGCGGCGACGGCAAAGCGCTGTTTGCAACCGATCACCCTGTTGATGGCTCGACCGTTGCAAACACGTTCTCGACGGCTCTCGACTTGAACGAAAGCTCGCTGCTCCAGGGCATGACCAACATCCGATCCAACTTTGTCAACGAAGCCGGATTGAAGATCTATGCCCGCGCTCAGAAGCTTCTCGTTGCCCCCGCCGCTGAACCTATCGCAATCCGCCTCACCAAGACGGAACTGCGCCCGGGTACTGCCAACAACGACGTGAACGCGATCCTGTCCACGGCCGGCGGTCTGCCGCAGGGCTATATGGCCTGGGATTACCTCACCTCGCAAACGGCTTGGTTCCTGCTCACCAACTACGCCAAGGATGCGCTGTTGATGATGCAGCGTATCAAGTTCGAGACCGACATGCAGGTCGACTTCATCACCGACAACCTGCTGGTCAAAGGCTATGAGCGTTATACACCTACTTACAACGACTGGCGAGCAGCTTATGGCTCGTTCCCGTCCTCGTAACAACCCGATAGGAGAGCCAAACAATGGCTTACACTAACTTTATCGGGGACGGGGTCTCGGTCAACGGCGCTCCGCTCATCCCTGGCGGCGGGACTATCCCGCTTGCTACCCAGTATTGGTATGTCTCCAGCGTGCGTGGTTCCAACGGTAACGAGGGGTCTATGGACAACCCCTTTGCTACCATCGACTACGCTGTTGGCAAGTGCACGGCTGGCTATCCCGGTGTGATCGTTGTTCTTGCCGGACACGTCGGGACGGTGACGGCAGCGGGCGGCCTTGCGCTCGATGTTGCTGGCATCACGATTGTTGGTCTGGGTAACGGTCGCGGCCGTCCTCAGATCAACTTCACCACGGCTGTCGGCGCATCCATGACGGTGACGGCCGCCAACATCACGGTCAAGAACGTCTGGTTCTCTGGCGGGTTTGATGCCCTGACCAATCCCATTCACGTCCAGGCTGCAGGGTTCTCCCTGCTTGACTGCGAATACGTCGATGTAACGGGCCAGTGCACGAACTGCGTCCTGACCACGGCTGCTGCCAACCGCATGATGATCTCCGGTCTTCGTTATACCGGGGCTTCTGCGGCTGGCACGAATGCTGGCATCGCCATTGTCGGCGGTGACGGCATCGTGATCGACGGTCTGGTGATTGATGGCAACTTTGCGGTCGGTGCGATTGATATCCGCACCACGGCAACGACCAACCTTGAAGTCCGTAACGTCATTGCGCGCACACGCAATGCTGCGGACGTGATTATGGTTGATACCATCACGGCATCAACCGGCACGATAGGCCCCAACATCTACATGACGCTGGCCGATAACGCCGCGAACTTCGCTAACTCGATCCAGGGCGCGACGTTCGTTTATCACAACCCGGTCTCGATCGTTAACCTGGCTGGCGAACAGGGCGGCATCAACTACACGGCCGTCGCTGGCTTCAAGACGCAGTCGACCAACGCTTAAAGCGAGGACAAGCCATGAAGGGACGCAAGACAAACCGCGCCCCGAAGGGGTTCAGCAAGGGGGCGAAAATCCCCCCTGCTACTCCCTTCGCTCCTGGCAAGTCGAAGGACGCAGACGAAATGCCACCCGTCATGGGTGGCAAGGCTCGGATGCGTCTCGACCGTCCCGGGCGAAAGCTTGGTGGCCGTGTCGGTGCGGATCTCGCCCCGATGTCCACGGCGGCCAAGCGCTGCGACTAAACAGAAGGCCGGATGTGTCTCCAAGCGTCCGGCCTTCTCCTTAAACCCCATTCGAGGATGCCCCAATGAGGCTCATCTCTGTGACCGTGGGACCGCTCGCGGCCCCTGACGACGATGCTGTGTCTTTGTCTCAGGCCCCGTCCGGCGCTGGCGCCATCGTCATTGATGGGACATATGCCTCGGACTATTCAGCGACCCGCATTGCTGCATCTCAGGCGGTGGGGTCTGCTACGGACCTGACCCTGACGACGGCGGCCACGAACCTGGGCGGCCGCTCTGTCGTGATTGTCTGCGCTGGCAATAGCGGCGTGAACTTCACCGTCAAGGGCACGGATATCAACGGCGCCTATCTTTCAGAAACCCTCACCGGGGCCAACACGAGCCGTGTGGCAACCCGTGGGCTGTTCATGACCGTGACGGCGATCTCATCGTCGGGTGCTGCAACTGGCAACGTGTCGGCTGGCGTCAATGGACTGCTGGCCACGATGGACACGCCCCGGCGCTTGCTGCTGACGACAAGCGCAAACGATACGGGCGACACCTTCACCATCACCGGAACCGACTGGAACGACCGAATTATTACGGAGTCGCTTGTCGGCGTGAACAACACCACGACGTACACCGTCTATGACTACAAGACGATCACATCAATCTGGACCTCTGGCGCCTCGTCTGGAACGGTCAAGTTCGGCACGAACGGCATTGCATCCTCGCGTCCGATCTCATTGGACCGCTTTGCTCTGGCACCGACCTCGCTTCAGGTGACGGTGTCTGGAACCGTGAATTTCACCGTGCAGCAGTCACTGCAGGATCCCAATGCGGTTGGGTACGCAAGCGTCAACTGGGTGAACCATCCAGACTCTGGCGTGGCGGCAGCCACCGCAACCGCACAGGCAAACTACGCCTATATCCCGACCGTGACGCGGATCACGCTCAACAGCCAAACCAACCCGGGGTATGTGATCTACAACGTCCTGCAAGCCTCTGGCACGCCGGTATAACCGATGGCAGGCTTGATCGATACAGATTCAGGGCTGGAGTTTGGAACGGGGCTCGTCTGGCTGGCTGGCGGTATCGGTCAAGCAGGGCTTGTCATCACCTCGTCGACATCGGGCGCTGCGCTGTTTTTGGCTGAGTGGGGTCCTTATGGCATGGCCATGGATTTCACGGACGCCTCGATTGCTATCGATGATTCAACGGGTGTTCTCGACTACAACTCCCAAGGCACTGTCTCTAGCACTACAGGACTACCCCTAGGCCCACTATCCAAACTTACCTACTCGGCGCCTAGTGTTAAGCTTACAGAGCAGGCGGACGGGTATCTGAGTTTCCAGGCGCATAATTATGCGTTGCGATCGGACACGCCTGCGAATTGGACGGCCAGCGGAACGGGTCTAACAGATACGAACTTGTTCACTGAGAACGGCGCAACCAGTTCGCATCACGTTATATTGCCAATCGGCACAACTGGTATCACAGGCGCAACGTATGTTTTAACGGTCGAGGTTAAGCCGGAAGGCGGTTTGCAGTGGGTGCGTATCCAGGGAGATGGTTACTCAGGGCATCTTGGGGTAGCATCCTCGTTTGATCTTGTTAACGGCGTGGTTGGCACCAAACACGCATCGATTACGGCAACGTCAATTTCCCCTGTTTCCGCAGACGGATACTACACGTGTACGCTAGAGATCGTCGCGACGGGCTCGTCCGTTGGCCCGATTATTGCGCTTGCGACGACCGACGGAACAGGAACAACCTCATACGCCGGGAACAGCACCCGCGCGGCTCGAATCCGCAAATGGCACCTTCGCCGTACTCCTAGTGTCTCTACATACGTCGCAACGACATCTGCTGCAGTTTACGATCTCCCTTATGTCTACTCTAGTGGAGTTAAGACGGGGATCATGGTCGAACCGGCGGCGACGAATTTGTGCCTGCGCTCTAACGATTTCACGAACGCCTCGTGGACCAAATCCAACATGACCACGGCGCTAACCGCGACGGGTCCTGATAACGTAGCCAATAGCGCAAGCACGCTGACAGCTACGGCTGGAAATGCGACGGCATTGCAGGCCATCACGTCGGGTTCGTCGTCTCGTGTCACGAGCACGTACATCAAGCGGCGCACAGGCTCAGGCAACATCGATCTCACGCAAGACAACGGGTCCACTTGGACAACGCAGACCGTCACGAGTTCCTGGACACGGGTTTCGCTTGCTGCCGTCACGTCCACCAACCCAACCGTTGGCATTCGCATTGTCACCAGCGGCGATGAAGTGGATGTCTACTGCTTCGACCATGAGACTGGAACGGTAGTAACAAGCGGCATCATTACGTATGGGGCTGCTGTGACTAGGGCGGTCGATACAGACACATCGCTGCTGAACCTGTTCCCGTCTCTGGGATCGGCATACACCGCTTACATCCGCTACAAACCCGCAAGCGCAAGCGTGGCGACCACGGCACTGCGGCTAGACGACACCACGGCGAACGAACTTGTGTCGATTGGCAACAACGCCAGCGGGCAAGGCATTGTCACGGTCACAGATGGCGGCGTACCGGATGCGACCACATCAGGCACCATCACGAGCAGCGCGTTCCACAGAATTGCTGTGTCGGCAGAGGCAAACAACGTCTTGCTTGTCGTCAACGGCGGTGCAGCAGCACAGGATACTGGCGTCACGCTGCCGACGCTTACCCGGATGCTGCTTGGAAATACCAGCGGCCAGCTTGTCACGCAGATTGCTCTATTCCCCGGCGCCCGTACAGAAGCGCAGCTTCAAGCGATTGGAGCGTGACCATGGAAATCCTAGTCAACGCCAGTGCCCCTAGCAGAGAGATTGCTCTTGCTACAATGGCAGCTCTTGGCATTGCAGATGTGACATCAGGTGAGCCTGTTCCCCTTGTTCAGGTGCACATTGCAGAAGTCCCCCATGAAGGCACGCGGAGCCTTTGGAACTTCTGGTATCACTCAGAAAGCGCCGAGACATTGAGCAAGCCGGCACCCGAAGGCGGCTGGCCGCCCGAAGCTGACCTATTCGAACGCACCCACCTACTCGACATGATCGACGCTCGCACTGGGATCGCTATGGAGTGGGCGGCTTTCGTGGGCGTGGATGGTGAACCGCCTGGATACGAAACGCCCAGCGGCGTGCGTCTGTACGATCCTAGCCTGATTTCAAGCCCCAATCTCGTGAAACAGTAGGACGCACATGGCAACCAGCGGCACGTACACATTCAACCCGTCAGTCGGTGATCTGGTCTTGAATGCGTACGGCCGTATCCAGATCCGCCGCACGGAAATCACCCAGCAGCATCTGATCGATGCCGCCAACGAAGCCAATCTGCTGCAAGTCGAGATGAGTAACAGGTTGCCCAACTTGTGGCTTTCTGAGACTTACTCCGTCAGCCTCGTGAGCGGCACAGCGGACTATACGCTGATTGCCCGTCTGATCGCCCCCATGGCTGTATACTTGACCACGACATACAATGGGGTCTCGACGGATCGCATCCTGTCCCCGATCTCGACATTCGAGTACGCAGCACTCCCCAACAAGACGACATCAGGGCCGCCGACGTCGTTCTGGTTCGACAGGCAGGAAACCCCAATCGTGCACTTGTGGCCAGTCCCTGACGGCAATGCCACCTATACCCTCAAGATGCGCATGATCTCTCAGCCCCAAGACGCGCTTCTGACAAACGGGCAGACAGCAGAGTTCCCTTATCGCTTCATCGACGCCTTTGTGGCGGGACTCGCCGCGCGCTTATCTGTGATCTATCGCCCTGAACTTGAGACGAAAAGACAGGCCGATGCAGAGCGGGCTTGGTCAATCGCGGCAACGCAGGATCAAGAGGATGTGCCGCTGTACATTTCGCCCATGCTCGGGAATTACTACCGATGAGCTACAGATTTCACGGTAGAGCACAGGTTGACGCGACCTCGCCGCGAGCCTGGGGAATTTGCGATCGGTGCGGATTCACCTGGCAGCTTAATCAACTCAACTACCAATACCAGTACAACGGGTCGACTTTATACAACACACGTTTTCGCGTGTGCCCGACGTGCATGGACGATCCCCAGCCGCAGTTGCTGAACCCGATCCTGCCGCCCGATCCAATGCCGGTCAACGATCCCCGTCCGCCTGCTTACTCGGTCAACGAAGCTGGCACGCTCCAGATCATGGGGGCGCAGGTATTCTCAAGCACGCCGTTTGGGTCGACGCTTTACATCGATTTGTTCAACGGCCCGCCAGCATCAGGCGCAGATAGCGTTCTGGCTGATATCACGGGGAGTACGACCCGGACGAACTATGCATCGTCCATGTCCGGATCCAGCCCGTACGTCAACACGGACGATATCGTCATCACGACGGACATTCAGGCGAGCACGAACATTTCTTGGGTAGGCATTTACGATGCCGCAACCGGCGGAACTCTGCTGATGTCGGCCGCTTTGCTCAACCCGATGACGGCGGTTTTGTACAACACGCTCCAGTTCAGCGTTGGCGATCTTCAAGTGACGATCACGTGAGGGACCGATGGCGCTGACTTACGCTCAATTCGTGACGACGGTTGCTAACCTCTTGGCGCTGCCGGAGTCCGATGCAAACTTTGTGCAGATCCTGCCGTCCGCCATCGACTACGCGGAAAACCGCATCTATCGCCAGTTTTCGTTTCTGAACTCGCAAGTCTCGATGGAAACGCCAGACGCGGTATCGACGCGCACGTTCACTCTGCCGGTCCCGACAGAAGGCCCGTTTGAAATCATCGAGCGCTTGAATGTCATCACGGACGACGTCCGGACAGGTCTGACACCTGTATCGCGTG